AAGTGGTAGATGTAGCACCACCAGTCGCCAGAGTGACAGTCCCTGTGTTGTTGGTCTTGCCATCCATAATGTTGTTGACGATCTCTGCGACATTTCGAGGATCGCCACCAATCGGAGGGAGCCTACGGAACATTACCGCATCCCCGCAGGCTGAGTATCTACATCAATCGCAATGGCAGTCTCCCAATTTCCAGAGGGAGATACCCGAAATCTATGGTACTTGCCTACGCTCCTGAGTGCAACCCGATTCTCAGCACTCGCAGCAGTCAAACTCCCGAAACTGGGGTCAGTTGCAAGCGTCTGCCGACTTGCCACCGCTACAGACGCACTCCCACCGTCTACATAGGGCTTCACAAGCGTTACCATCGTCTGCTTCCCCTCCCCAACATCGGGAGTTTCGATGGTTGCTACCTTATTTGCACCCGAAAAGGTAATAATCTTAGCCCCAGACACCCCCGCAAGGCTCAATTTACCGCCCAGCCAGATTCTGGAGTCCAAACTCGTCTCTAAAGCGTCAATACTTGCAGAATAAGCGTCTAATCCCTCAAGCGATACCGCAGGTGTTGAGCTACTTGCAATCCTTGACACCGAAGATTCGACCACAGACCAGCGTTTTGTGACGATGTGGTACACCAAAAGCTCGTAGGTGTTATCAAGCACCGGATAACCCCAGACAATCAGGTTGCGCTCTGGGTCTACTGCGGCACTCATGTTCTGAATCGTTGCCTCCAGAAGACGAGTGTAGAAGTATCGGTTGACCTTCTCTGCGCCAATCGGAACTACATTCTGTCCGTCACAGGCATAAAAGCCATCATCAGCTAGGAAGTATGTAATCCCCTGCCACTGGACAACAGAGTTTCCCTCATAGCACCCAAGGTTCCGAGAGATGTTGTCAAACTGGAACACAAGTGGCGTACCAACATACGACATCCGGTAAATGCTTCGCTCACAGAGAACGAGTCCGAACTCACCGCCCGTCACCCCACGAACCTCACCACCGTCAGGCAGGTCTTGGAAGTCAGACTGGGTAAGAGCAGAACTCGTCCATGTCGTAGGATCGTTAATACCCGACCACTGAACCCGAGTAGAGTTTGTTGGCTGGTTTCCTGTAACCACGAAGTCCCGCACCACCGTCACATACTTAGCCTTTGGAGCGCCAGAACTCAAAACTGCAAAGTTCCCATTCGTGGTCAAGTCATAAGCCTGAAGGGTGTTCGGTGAACCAGCAGCGATTAGGGTGTTCCCGAACTGGGTGAAGTACCAACGCTCTGCTTGGTCGTAGGTCGCACCCGAAACATTGTCCAAGCTCAAGTCTGCCGAATCGAGCAGGTAGAGAATCGTCGGGCTTGCGGCAAAGATTCTCGTCGTGCCTGTGTTGTTCTTGGCAGCGACTACACTGACCAGATTCGCAGATGCCGCCTGAGAATAGTCCACTTCCTCGGGGAATGGCCCATAGCCGATGGCACGAGGATATACATTCTCTGCCTTTGTGAGCGCACCCACAGAACCAGGCTGGTCAGGCAACCACTCAGTAAAGGTTAGGCGGCTTTCTGCCATGTCGTACTCTCATTATTTACAGGTGTCCAAGTGTTCCCGCCTGGAGCAACTGGAGTCCATGTATTGTCTTGAGGAGTCGTATCTGACCACTCCTCACCAAATTTGTATGCAGTGCAGACTACATTTGTAGCAGCAGTTATTTGAGCCTCTCCGTACACAAAGAAGCCACCAGCACCAACCCTAGCCTCTGCGAAGAGACTGGTCTCAGCTTGAATATTCGCATTGCCAAGGATGACGAGGAATGCGTTTGCATTAACATCCGTCTCGGCCTGTATTGATGCCAGACCGCCTCTAGTCAGGTTCGCACTAGCAAAGACCGCAGAGTTGGCAGCAACGGCCCCTGCACCCGTTCTAATGCGTAAACCAGCCCCAGTTACGCTTGTGTCTGCTAGTACTGCGCCAGTACCAAACTTAACCTTAACTGCACTAGCGGTAACAGATGTGTTGGCAAGGATTGTTGCCTGCCCAAACTGAACTCGACTGCCATTTGCAACTACAGATGTATCCGCACTAACTGCCCCGCCAGACCTGCGTGTCCGAGTAGCAGACGCAACCACTGAAGTGTCGGCAAGTACCGCACCTCCAGAAGTCCGAGTTCTGCTCCCTGCCGCAGTTACAGAGGTCTGTGCAGAGATCGCAGCGGTAGCACCCAGAATGATCCTGCCGCCTGCCGTTACCAATGTATCAGCCAGTACCGCACCGCTAGAGGTTCTCGTAACTCTAGCACTAGACACTACACTGGTCAGAGCTTGAACGAAGCCCTGACCGTCTACTACATTCCCGCCAGCACCTTCCGAGCAGGTGACATTTGTGAGCGCCTGTATCTGAGCCGTTGAGATAAAGATACAGGTGGTGTCACTCTCCCATAGAGCGTCATCCAGGGAGAAGGGAATGGTGTCAATATTCCCAAAGTAATCGAGCAGTTCAAGCGTGAACGGCCCACAGATTCCATCCTCAGTCCAATTCGCATCTAGCGTGAATGGGAGATCGTCAAGACTCCCAAACTGATCTAGTTGCTCAAGGGTGAGGAGTGCCATTAGCCGATGGAAGCAGTGAAGTTGCCCGAGCTAACTTGGAACACATCACCAGATTCAACAGTCTTCGATGTCGTCAGGGGCGTAAACATGAGCATGTTGCCAGACGAGAGCGCATCAAAGAGTGCGATGTGGGTGATCGTTCCCCAGTTGCCAGTTGCCTGCGGGAAGGTCACATTGGCGCTGGAGGTCACAATGCTATTCGCAGCAGTCGTCACGGAGACCGACTGACGAGCATAGGAGCCACCAGAGACTTCCGTACCGCCACCAGAGACATCAGTGGTGGTCGTGAACAGACCCATATAGGCAGTCGATGGGGAGGTGTAAGAAGTGTTCCGCAGAACATGATCCAGCACCTTGTTTGATAGATAAGTCGTAAATTCAGCCATTTTTTACCTCGTGGTTACAGTCATGTTTAGGGGTACACCTGCATACTCAGAGCCTTGGTCACTCACATTGATTGAGTCCATAGCGTTCTGATACAACTGAGACCATACCTGTAGACGACCATCGTTCATAAGGTAAGGCTCGGCCTCCAGCAATGAGCCATAAAGCAAAGCATCTGGCGCATTGGCTAGGAAGGTATTTGATGAATTAGCGTCACTGAGCGCAGCAGGCTTAGAGAAGTAAAGCATGTTAAGCGTATACACTGCGTCAGGGATTGGAGCGAGTTCAATCTCATTTCCTCGCAGGGTGTAGAACACAGGCTTTCCAGACTCATGCGCCCGAGCGTCTCTCGTGAAGGCACTCGGACTCATGTATGTCAATGGAATGCGTGGCTTTCCTACAATGTAGAGATCACGCATCTCTAGAAAGTCACTCGGCAAGCCTACCGTGTTGTCTCCACCAGTAGTGCTTGCCGTTGCAGTGACCAACATCTGCCGAATCCGTAGCTGCCTCGATAGGCGCAGTTCGGCTAGTGTTATGAAATCAGGAATCTGGTCTGTAAGATCAGTCCGTCCTAGCCAACTGGCTACTGCCGTCTTCAGGCCGCTGTAATTCGTTAGTGCCATTTTTTATGTCTGCCCATGAATATGTGTACGACCCGACATGACCAATCATGTTGCTCAGTGCATGGTCAACGAATGTTTCAAACCCAGCGTCAAAAGCAGCAACACAAAAATGCACATCTTCACCGAGAATCTTGTCACCAGGAATCTGATAGAACCAGAACCAAGGCTGCGGTGTCTTCCTAAAGACTTCTGCCTTCACCAACATCACACCACACCCGATGGCAGTTACAGGCTCAACCGATGTCTTGTCCTTAGAGTCAACAGGGAGCCAAGCATTCGTCTTTTCTTCGTAGTCAATCTTGAGTTGCTTTGCCGTTGCCCTCACTGGGATGCTTCTCGTGGTTGCGTTTACACCCACAATCGGCTTGTCCAAGCTCAACAGTCTCTCAATCGTATCCTTCGGAAACCGCATGTCTGCGTCAATGAACAGAATGTAGTCACATCCCTCGTCCAGAGCAGTCTTCACTAGGTTGTTGCGCTGGTCAAATATCAGCGT